CCCACGCGCGTGATCGTACCCTCGCAAAGCGCAATCGCGAGGCTGACCGTATAGCTGTACTGTGTCACTTCCGGCGTGGAAGGTGCACCTTTACCGCCGCCCGTTGTGGTACTGCTTTCCTGAAATGCCGTTGACCAAATGACCTGTCCGGGCACGCGCATCCGCCCATAGACCTGCCCGACGGTTGCCCCTTCGCCAGCGGTGGTCAGACGAAAGCGGTCAACGCGGCCGGTTTCGACCGCCTCGCTTCCCGGCCCCAACAGCCGTTGATCGATCAGGCGCCCAACAGTTGCGCCTGCGGCCTGCCCAATCACGGCAGCCGACAACCCAAGCACAGATCCACCAATGCCACCGCCAATCGCGAGCCCTGCTGCAGAAAGAACAATCGTCGCCATTAAGGCACCTCATCTTTAAACTGGAATTGCGCCACAATGCGTCGCGCCCAAGGCTCTGAGAGTGGGCTTTCGATAACACCGTGCCCGGTATAGGCGTGAATGAAGGTTGGTCGTTCACCGGACAGTGCCATCAGGCCCAGATGCTTTGCCACCGACCCGTCACGCATCCGGAATAAAATGACCTGCCCCGGCGCATATGAGATACCTGTGACGTCATCAAAATGCTGCTTGGCCGTGACCCAAAGGTATTCATCCCCCTGCGGCTCCGACCAATCAGACGTATAGGCGGGAATCGTTTGAGGCTCGCGCCCATAGCGCGCGCGCCAGACCCCACGGATCAAGCCAAGGCAATCGCACCCTGCACCAAGAACGCTCCCTTGATGCACATAAGGCGTGCCAATCCACCGCCGGGCCTCCATTACATCGGCGTTCATACAAGGCTCCCGCCATCGTTGGCACCATCGGTGCGCGGCACAGCAAGTAACCAGTCGTCCCCAGGAATATGCGGAAAGCCCTGAAAGTTGATCAGGTTCTTGAATTTCTCGCGGCAAGTCTCGGCACGTTTGTCGCCCCCCGCGATCAGGCGAAACGTATCACCCGGCGCAATTGCCGCCTGAAGCGGTTGCCAAAGTGTGATCTGGCGTCGCCCCCCATCAATGATGTCATGTTTGATCGTCGCCGTCAGACCTGCTGCGGCACCGGCTGTCCCAACAATCAACCCGTTTTCAAACCAGCGATCGTTGAACGGCACTAACGTGGCCAGATCAAAGGTCTGACCTTTCGTCTCTCGGTCAATCTCAACCTCTGCCACATAACGCGCATCAGTTGTCACATCGACACGACAACTGGTATCGCCAAGGACCGCCGAACAGGTCTTCAGATAAGACCGCCCCTGCGGCTGGTTGAGCGCCTCAGCCAAGCCGCGCAAGTCCGCCTGAAACGATGCCCCATTACGCGTGATCTCACCCAGCGTGCCGCGAAACCGGACCTGCCGTGCTGTCACATCATCCCACTGGACCTGCCAAATGGTCACATCCGCATTGTCATATCGCCCCGCGGAAATATCGGCTTCGGTCACGCTACTCGCCGTCAAAATGCCAACGGCTTCGGTATTATCAACAGACAGGCCTGTTGAACTGCTCAGCGCCTTTGCCGACATACCGCTGTCAGCCAAGAAGGTGATACCCTCGAACGCCAATGCGCGGTCATGGTCGGTAAAGCCAAGCGTCACCCCGTCACTGCGCGTTATCGCCCAGCATTGGCACATGTGGGTCTGGCCCGTTTTCAAATGCGCGAGAAGCGCGTCAACACTCATATCCGCACCTCAACGACGGGCACATTCGGCACGTCGCCCGCGCGAAAGCTCGCCACAGAGGTTTGGATGCGATCGGTGTCAAACCGCGCTGGCACGTCAAATTCAAACCCAGCGGTAATCTCCGCCCCAATCGGCGGCGCATCTGCAAACACAACAACCCCATCAGCGGTGTTAACGCTGAAATGCTCACCTTCTTGCATTTCGTCGCCGCCCACGGCCACCCGCACAGTGCCAGCCACAGGCTTTGCAATCGGGCGGTGATAACAATTGTCACCCGATGGATAAGCCTTCCGCAAAGGCACCTGCGTCGTGACCTCATCGCCCGCGCCAATCACCTGATCAAATGCAGCAGGCGTGGCGGCTGGCGCGCAAGACTTATAGTCAGACCAGTCCTTCCACCGGAACCCAAACATCTGACCTTGTCGCGCCTCAAAAAACGCGACCAATTCAGCCACATCATCCAAAGATCGCAAACCAAGGCCCGCATCATAGCGTCTGCGCGAATGCGCCCATGGCGTATTGCGCTCTTCAAAGCCGTTGACCAAGGTCACGATCTCGGTGCGCCGCTCAGGCCCGCCAATCGCACCAAAGCTGAGCGATGCCGGAAACCGTACTTCATGAAATGCCATACGCCTGCCCTACCTGTTCCGATTGCCATGGCCGAGCGCGCGCGCCATGCGCGCCGCGATCTGCCCTTGTGAGCGTTCAAAGCCGCGAATATCGGGCGTTGAGATATTCATCGTCACATGCGTGCCCGCACCGCCTTGCGTGCGCACACCCAACCGCCCATCCGCCCCACGGGCCAATGGCATAATCGCCTCTGGCCCCGCTTCGCCCATCAGCCCGGTGCCACCGCGCATTGGAAACGTGGTGGGGCTTGAGATCACACCGCCTTGTGCAAAGGGCATCACACGCCCTTGGCTAAACGGCGCGCCATCTGCAAATGGCAATAGGTTGGACGCCAGACTATTGACCCCATTGGCCAGCAATCCGCCCAAATGATCCGTGACCGGGCGCGTGGCGGCGGCGAATGTCGTATCAATCATCGCTTGTCCAACAATGCTCAGCGCGTCTTTCAGCTTCAGCCCGTCAAACACCAGCCCGTCAAAGGCACGGCGCAATCCACCGGAAAACCCTGCCTCCAGATTACCCAGCGCGCGGGATGTATCCCCCAACGCGGACTGCATCTGCGTCAATTGCGTGCGTGTTTCCGCAGCCGCAGCCGAGGCATTGTCGAGCGTTGCCTCCAAGGCGGCGGCTTCGTCGTCCAACCGGTCTAATTCGTCCATGTCTTATGTCCTTTCTTCGTCCGGGTAGGCCTGTGACAATGCCTCAAGCGCGCTGCGCTGCATTGGCGCGGCACCCGCATCAATGCCCATCATCAGCCGAAACTCTGCCGGGGTTAGCGCCCAGAACTCCGCCGGGCGCAGCCCGAGGTTCCGCACCCCCGTGCGCAGCAATGCTGGCCAATCAAACCCACCGCTCATGCAGATCCCGGCCCAAACGCGCGCGCCAGCAGCATTGCGGCCACTTTGGCAGCACCCACTGGCCCGCCTGCGATTTCCGCAGTGCGCAAATCCGCCTCAGAGCCAATCCAGCCCCCGCCCCGTAAGCCCGCAACAATCAACGCCATCACATCACGGCTGGAGAATGATTGCCCTTCAAACCGCTGTACAAGCGACACCAGAGAATCTTCACCCAATGTCGCTTCAAGTTCTGCGAGCGTGCCAAGCGTCAGCTTACACAGGTACGGCGCACCGTTGATTGTCACACTGACCTCTCCGGCCCATGGGTTGGTTGGCACCCCGCTCATATGCTGGCAGCCGTGAACGTAAGAACACCGGCCGAGGCAAGGCTCAGCTCATATGTCGCCTCGCCATTGTAGGCCCCGGCGTATTCAACAGATGTGATCTGAAACGGCCCTGTCACAGTGCCAAACTCGGGGATGATCACCTGAAATTCCGGCGTTTGCCCATCGAAAAATATCTGCCGCGCACGTTCATCACTATCGGCGTCTTTGAACACGCCGGAACCTGAAATCGCCGCGGTCTTCACGCCTGCACCCGCCAGCAACTCGCGCCATCCACCAGTACTTTCAAGCGATGTCACGTCCACGCTTTCGGCGTTAAAGCTAATTCGCGTAGCCCGCAGCCCCGCCATAGTTTCAAATGCGCCATCACCAGTCATGTCGATTTTGATCAGAAGATCTTTGCCATTTTGTGCCGCCATTTGGGGGCTCCTTTACTCAAGAGGGGGTTAGGGGGCCGCAGGCGCGCCATCGCAGACACGCGCCCGAAACGTCAGATCAATCCGCCGCATCTCGCCGTTGCGGACCCGCCCGGCGCGCGCGCGATCAAAGTTGATAAAGACCAGTGCACCGCGTGTCAGCGTCAGATCGGCGTCATGCAACGTGTCTGACACAGCCGCCGCCAAGGTCTTGGCCCGGGTAAACCCCGACTGATCCGAAAACACGCTCACAACAATCATATGCAGCGCGCCAGACCCGCTCCCGTCTGAGCGATCACGTACTTGCTCTGGCCCAAGAGAGAGATACAGATCAGGCCGTGGCCCTGCGGGGATCGTGTCAAAGATGGCATCACCAACCAGCGCCACCACATCCGGCGCAGCGCGCAAAGCATCATAGACCGCCGCTTGCAGTGCGGGCGCAATTGCATAGGTCATACAACAGTCTCCTCAACAGCAAAGCAGGTTAGGTAGTGCGCGGCACGGTCGTATGCTGCGATAGAGTCGATGCGAAACACCCGCGCACCTTCGCGAAAGCGTTGCCCAGCGACGGGGCGCGATGGCGCGCCTTCAGGCGCTGCACGTACAATCACGCGACAATTCAGCCGCGACAAAGGTGCCGCAAGTCCAGCCGCCTGGCGTCCACTGCCCGGCTTCACCTCCGCAAAAAGCGTACCTTGCACGACCCATGTTGTTTCATGCCCCCCCGCGCCGTCTTCGGCACGGACTGGTGCCTCAAGCGTCAGGGTTCGGGTCAAACGAGGAAGTCTCATGACCGACCCCCACCCAAAAACAACCGCACCGAACGGTAAGGTGTAATCAAAGCAGCAACCTGCGCTGGCAATTCTGCCGCACGGCCGTCAACGCCGTGGCGGTGCTCGTAAAAATGCCCTGCCAGCAGCAGAACGGCCTGCGCCAAATCGGCTGGCAATTCCGCCCATGTCGGCCCGTAGCCTGCCGAAAACTGAACCTGCGCCTTGCCATTGTCCGGGATCACCGGAAGCGGCCCGTTTGGCCCAACAAGCTCTGGGCGGTGCGCATCTTCGTGCACCAGCCACCTTGATGGATCGACCATCGCTTCCTGCCCGCGGCGATCCACTAAGGTAATCGCAGTGACATTTGAAACTGGCGCCGTTGGCAGTGGCTGGCAATAGGCATCACGCCACAACCGCACCGTCCAACTAAAACTCCGCGCAATCAGGATCTTACCGGTGCGCGCCTCAATCGCGGCGACAGCAGCACGCAAGTGTCCGGTGATCAGATCATCCTGCACGTCGTCATCGGCAAAGCCGGTGCCCAAGCGCAAATGCGCCTTGAACTGCGCCACAGGCAGGGCCGCGTCCGCGATGGGGGTCTGTTCGGCTAACAACATGAAATTCTCCGGTCTCTCGCGCGGCCCATGGGGCGTCATTCATCTCGAAATCGGGCGCGCACGCAGTGATGCGCGCCCGTCGGTAC